CCATAGCGGAAAGCTGTTCAATAGGCTTTCTCTTGGAACGCGTCGTTCCCCGGGCTGGAGGGAGGTCTGGAAAGACCTGCCTCCAGTCCCACGGGGTCCGTAAACCTGGTTTCAGGTTTGCGCGTCCTCAGCTTGCAATGCACACGGGTGAGCGTGAGCACATTTCTTTTCTTCATCATGTCTGGGCGGCCCCGGCCTCCCGGCGGAAAGGATGGTGTGGTTCCATCCAACCCGTCTGGGAGGCCACTTGGGCCGCCTTGTCCATGCTTGAAGTTCCACTTTCTCTGGCCGATGTTGAGGCGATTCGGCGGTGGGTAACGGTTTCTGTTGTCGGGAGTGGCATCGGTTTTGTCGCCAAGTGTTTTAAGGCACTTGCGAACCGATCGCGGTCCCTGGCAGCCGCCATTGGCGGTCCCGTTCCCTCCGCCGTTCGCCAATTCTCGGCCCCACCCCCTCTCCATCCTGGATCCCCAGCGGCTTTCGGTCGCATATTGCGAAAGATACGGCGCAGCCGTGTTGGTGCAGCCCGGGCACGGGAGCTTTGTCAGCTCTCGTCCATCGCCCGTGCGCTGCCCCCAGCCGACGACGTCGTTTGCGACCGAGCCCTTGAGGATCACAGGAGTACACTTGCCAGGAAGGTGGTTGTTCCACCTCCTGTTATCTCTGAACTCCGCGAGTTTTCCGAAAGTTGGGGAAGGCGGTTTGGGCGATTTGCCAACACATCCGTCGCCTCTCTCAGCGCGAGCTCCTCTGCCTCTTTGGACTACTCCCGAAAGCTCGGCGGCCTTAGGGCCGACTTGAAATCGGTAGTAGACACCTGGAGCAGCGAGCCAGCTGGGAGTGCGGCGGATGGCGCCCATCCCGCCCCCACGTTTTCGGATCCGACCCGCTTCACTCATCAAGGTGAGTTGAATCGGCAACAATATCAACTTCAAGGTGTCGTTCCGACCCGGGACGTCGTGGAATATGTGGTCAACATATTCCAAGACCCGGATCTGGAGCGCACCCGTGTTGCCAGGATGATTAGAGATACATCCCTTAGGCGGTTCGCCAACCGCCGCGGACCTCTTCCATGTCGGGCGACTACGGTACGAGAACGTGGGTTCAAGGCCCGCGTCGTAACCAAGTCTCCCTCCGACGTGGTTGAGGTGGGCCATCTCGTCCGCAGCGTCGTTTGGCCGATGCTGGAGAAAGACCCTAGGGTCCGCGCTTCGCTTGAAGGCGGTAGACTCGAGGAGGTTTTCGCAAACCTCTCCGAGAACCGCATCAAGTGTCCCGTGTCCCTGGGTGATCTCCTTCTGGTATCGGCCGACTTGACGAAAGCGACGGATGGCTTCAGCCGCGACACAATTCTCTGTGTCTGGGATGGTGTGTGTACTGGAGCCCAACTCCCCGAGGACGTTCGCAAGCTTGGCGAGCGACTCCTCGGCCCTATGCGTGTCGAATAC